TTGCTTTTCCCATTTCTTCCACCGTATGTCCAAAGTCACCCATAAACATGTTTACCTCCTCTTAAATTTCCTCTTTATCTTGCCCAATGAAGCGTAATAGACTTAATATCTCTTCCTCCCCATTTTGCTTGTTGTTTTAATTGTTCTATCCAATTTTTGCATTTTTCTTTGTCCTCAAAAGGATGTTCAACGCAATCACTGTAATATGTATCATTCCAATACCAAACTTTGTGATCTTCATAAAGATCTTTGAACCTTACCCTTAAATACCACCGCTTCTTCATTTGATCACGCTTCTTACTTATACTCCTGTAAGATCTTTATCTCAAAAAGCTCCACTACGTCATCCAGCGCTTCACGCAATGTGAATTTCTCTTTCGCATAAGAGGCGAACCATGCTCCAAGATTGAATTCATAGGAATCCTCATCATTCATAAGAATAAGCTCCATTTTCTTACCGTTTTTCTCTACATCGTAAAAAATAATACTGTCCATCGTTCCTCCTACTCGACTGCTAAATTATTCTCTTTGATCAGGCGCTCCTTCACCATTCTATTCAAGTCCTTATTAACCGCTATGATTTTGTGGGAAGTTCTGTTCATATAAATGAAATGACTTCCCTTACATCGTGCAAATCTATATCCATTCTTATATAAAATGGGTTCAAATTCACGGAGCTGCTTTGTTTTTCTATATGACATATTCACCAATCCTTTCCTTATTATAATGTGACCGTATAGCCGTTATCTCAGCTTCGTATATGTATTAGATTGCAATATATTATTCTCTGTTACATCACTTTCGCTTTCACAGTTTTCTTTGTTGTCTTGTTATTTCTGAATGGACTTTCCATTTCGTAACGGACAATCTTAGACAGATAATCAAAAATCTGTGCCTGTGTCTTATCCATGATATTCTCTACAAAGAATTCAGTTCCTTTGCAGTTTTTAATCAGAGCTGCCTCCATCTCGTCCGTTCTGCCTTCACAATATGCGTATAATGTTTTTAATGCCCTAACAACTTTTGCTGTATATGCTTTTCCGTTGTAAGTGTCTGCATATCCGTTCCATTCAAGTTTACCAAGTAATCCAAGCATAGAATCAAGTAAATCGGCATTTCCGCTACACCACTTGATTCCGTCCGAGATAGATGTAAATGTACCAACCACATTTTCTTTCTCATCATCTCCCTTTACTGCCACATTATGTTTTTCACAAATGTCATGCAATGCCACATATTCTGGTTTCTTTGCTGCAAGTGCCGCATGGTAAATATCCATTGGCTGCATTTTCGCACGATCACTTGACTGACTAAGAAATAAGTCAATCGCTTCTTCAAGACTGCATTCCATGACTTCCACAACCACATCTTCTTTACCTGCCTTGAATGCGCCATAAATTCTATGCTGACCATCAATACAAAGAAGAATTCCGTTATGAAGTAATACTTTCGGTTCATCCCATTTATAGGAGTTATAATTGTTTCCGATTGCATAAGCTCTTTCCAATTTGATCCGTCTCTGCCAGTCTGGAATATGGATTTCTTTTGGATCAATTACCATGAGAAGCTTATCTCCGATCCGTGAGTTATTCCGTGCGGCTTTTACCATATTTGCGATTAGAAGTTTCTCATTCTTACCCGTAAATCCTTCAGCATTCCGTGCTTCCTGCATTTCCATTTCTGCTTCCTTTGCCTTTAAATAAACTCTTTTACACATAATTGTGTCCTCCTTATAATATTTTTTGCATAAAAATAACGGCTTGCTTTCGCTTGCCGTTTAGTTACTAAACTTTTCAAATATACCAGACTTGAGCATATCTGTTTTCCAACACTCAAAGTCTGGATATTCTGCTTTACCCGTTAAGTCTCTATAGACTTTATTCAACTGATTTTCTGTAAAGATTTTGTCTTTCAGCGGTTCTTCATATGTAACATAATTCATTCATGTGCCTCCTCACACATTTATTCTATGATTTTTGCAATCCGGCTATCCCAGATATCCTTGGCGTTTCCCTCTGTTAATGCTATTGTTGGCATTTCTCCCACCTTCTCGATCAGTTCTTCTCTCGACATATGATAATCAAGGATTCTGAGATATCTTAAAAGATCTTCTTTGTTTATGTATTCTCTCTCAACAAAATCTACTTTCTGCATATTATCTTCTCCTCTCTTCTTTTACATATTTGTTTGCATCCGCACAACTCTGCATTCCGTGACACCAACATCTATCACCGCAATTCACACAAAGATTGTGTTTGATTTCTTTTACCTGATCTTCACTCATACTTCTACCTCCGCAAGCAGATATTCATAATATGCGGTTTCCGTTTCAAAAAGCATGTAACCTTTTGCCGTAAATCCCATATATCCGTTTGGTACTGTATATCCTTTAGGCATTTACGACCTCCTTAGTTGTTACATCTGGTGAGATTCCCATCTCGATCAGTGCTTCCTTTGCTGACACATTTTTAGATACTGCTAAAAGCAAGGCATAGTAGTTTGCCTTTAACATCTGATTCCGTAATAATTCGTTCATTATTTTATTCTCCCTTCTTCATGAATTGTTGCGCCGTACTTATTCCCACAAACGCACCGAATCTCAAGCGTGATTTTAAGTTTTTCATTATCTCGGCAGTGAATTGGCACAATACGTGCCTCTCGCCCACACTGACAAGTAATTTTAAATCCACCTTTGTTTCCATACTCATTAGATCCAAACTGATACATATTAGAATCTCCTTTCTATAACATTCCACATGCAGACATAAGCCTTGCAGCGAATGGATGTTTATTTCGCTTTAACTGCTCTGCAAGCTTGTGTTTCTGTTCGTTGGCATAGCGTTCTTCAAAATGCTGCCTATTTGAGTTCGCAATTTCTGCTTCTGGTCTATTGTCGATTACTTCAAGTCCGTTTGATGCAATAATTATCATATGTATATATTCTCCTTTCTGAGCATCAAAAAAGCGATGCTAACTCAAGTGCTAACATCGCTTTGCTTTTATTATGCGTTTTGATTCCTCTTGGTTTCTGCGGTCGGACTGAATAGATCCGTGATGGCTGTTTTGCTTTTGCAATTTCATAGTCGCAATAGGCATTATGGGTTGCTTTCTGTTTTTCTGACATGATGGTTTCCTCCTTAATTTTGGGTATAAAAATAGCTATGCTGCTTACAGTACCTTGATTTATTAGTATCTCCCTTGTATAATTAAAAGAAACAAAAGGAGGTACTTTTTATGGATAAAATTAAAACCAGTGAACTAATTTCAAAATTAGCTTTAGCTTCTGAAGAATCGTGCAAATGTGAAGATATCAATTTTGAATTTGCATTTCATGATACAATTAAAAAAGATATGAATGACACAATTACAGTTGCAGAAACTGTAAAGCTTTTGCGTACTATCAGTGACTTTGATCGTTTTACTTCTATTCGTACTACTTGTAAAGTATTACAAGAATTAGGCATTATCGAAAATGATGTTGATGTTTTTGACAACACCGCTTTCCGTTCAGAATTAAAGAAAACTTTTAAAAGATAGGCTGCCTTAATCGGCAGTCTTTTATTCTCTCGTAATTCCTGTATAATCAAGCGTTTTCTTAATATCTGTGTGTGAGAAATGGTCAAGAACTTCCTCAAGTTCTCTGTCTGTTTCTGCCTGTGCGACATATGAACCATTGATGTAAGCCATTGTGCTACTCTCCGTATGTGTGATCCCAAAAGTTTCTCCGTTTTTGTTTGTGTACTGATACATAATAATTCCTCCTTATTGTTTGTTTTTTGAGTATAAAAATAGCACCCGAAAATTGGGTNGACGCAGTTACATTTGTTTTAGTTTGGCTTGAAGTTCCTGGATTTGAGCTTCTATGGCTTGTTTTTCTTCGTTTGCCTTCTCGTATTCTGCATCTGGTATCCATTCCATGATTTCGCTTGGTTGGACTTTGAGATATTCGCAGACTTTATTAAGTGTATCTGTTGACATAGTTCTATTTTTGGTAAACTTAGCCGTCATTGATGGACTTAATGCAAGTTCTCTTTGCAAATCTATATATTTCATATTTTTTGACTTTAAGTAGTCACCTAGTTTATTATATACTATCAAAAATTTCACCTCCATTTATGGTAACTACATTTTAGCATAGTCAAATATATTTGTAAAGTTATTTTCCATATGTCAATGCATATGGTTTTGCCTTGAACCATTTACGCATATTGTCAGTAAGTCCCCATGAAGTCTGCGCAAAGTCGTTTTGATTATTCATGACTTCTTTCATTGCTTCCTTTTTCGCTTTTGCGTGTTTAATTGCCATACTCCTATCTTTACCCATGATTTTATCCTCCTTGAATTTAAAATGTATACTATAAAAAGGGCAAAGTATTTGCCTTGCCCTCTCTAACTATACATTTTATGATTACATATTATTTGTTGTTTTTCTTAGATTTCTTTGTGTACTTGTCAGTCAATACACTTGGAATATCGGCAGGTTTGATAGTTCCTGCTTCAACCATCCATTCAAAGCCTACACCATAGAGATTCTTTAAAGCATTAGTTACATCATATTTAAGAGCCTTTGTACCGTTAGACTTTACAACGGTTTTTGTATCAATTTTCTTACCGATTGACTCAAGAACTGCTGTCTCAAAAGTTGTACCTGATACCTCAAGTTTATATGCTTTGTAGAAGTTTTCTACTGCTGTCTTTACATCTTCTAAAGACTTAGCATCTTTCATAGCTTTGCGGAATTTTTTGTCGTGTTCGTTGTACTCAAAAGAAGCCTGTTCTTTGAGCAACTTATCCCACTCAACCTTTAAGCCTTCATTGATAGTTACATAATTAGCACGCATCCGGTTCAGATCCTCAACGGTTACGTCAAGGTTAGTACCTTTTTCGAGCATGTCTTCAATAGCTGCGATGCTCTTTTCGTTAGTATCAATCTTAGAGCCATAGATTGTATTCAGTTCGGCTTTTTTGATAATGCAACGGAAAAATTCTGAAGTCCGTGTTGACAGTGTGCGTGCTGACTGGAAAAAGTCAACTTTAGCGTTGTTTGTTGTTACTGTTGTGTTTGTTGTTTTACTCATGATATCCTCTTTCTCCGACTTGACGCAATCGGTGCTATGTGTTTTTTATTGTGTGCGTTGTTATCCTCAGCTTTTAACAGACTTGGAACTGTCAATCTTTGCAGACTGGTAGCTTTATAACGTCCTCCTCACCTTACCTGGTGCGCCTCACACCGTTGTACTTTCGTACACCCCTAAAGAGTATTCATGCTTAGTCTTGAGCACTCATGACCTCTAACCCCTTTAGGATATAGATACAGACCTCAATATTCAATTCCTACGAGTTGGGGAACGTAGGCACTCTATTTTCACCCCGGATTGCAATGCAAATAGTTATCCGCAAGCCGTAACTTGTTTCATGGTGTGGTTTGTGCCGTAACACTTGCCACCTACCTGCAAAGGCATTTTTAAAGATATGCAAACTTTTTCTAGGAATTTTTTACGAATTGTGATAGAATAGACTTGTTGAGAGTGTAAGCTATCACTTTTCGTGTCGGCTTGCGCCGTGCGGTGTTCCTACTGTTTATTGGATATATCATTTATAACAGTTGCTACCACAACTATCACAACGAATATCCGTAGGAAGATTCCTAGAATAGACATAGGATACACCGCCTTCCTATATGTAATGAGGTTTTAACGACTTTTCCTTGTCAAGTAAGTTTTGAGATAGAATTGGCAACTATGTAAGTTTGCAGTGCCTGTACTTTGTTGTGTTGTTCGTATCTCTTAACTTGTATTAACTATATCATAGTATAGTTTTTTTGTCAACTACTTTTTGAAATATTTTCGGAAAAACTTTTTCAGAACGAAAAAGTGTAGTTGTTT